CTATTTTAGTAGGCAAGTATCGTTTGTATCCAAGAATCCCCTGCCTTTAGGCATGGGGAGTATGTCAATTCTGCATTATCCATAAGAGTTGCACAAGTATGTCGACAGTCATGAGTACTGTGATGTTTTGCATTTATTTGTTGCATTATTTTATTCCATAAAGTTCTATATTTACTATAGTTATATGGATTTCCAGTTTCATCACATATAAAAAACTTACCAGGTCTATTCACTCTATTTATTATTAGAGGAAGTATTTTTTCATGGATAGGGATAGAGCGAAGACCAGCTTTTGTTTTTGATTTAGTTATTTTTAGATATTTTTGTTTGAGATAAATATTATCTTTAGTTAAATTTAACATCTCTCCGACTCTCATGCCTGTATAAATTAGGATTAATACAGTGTCTACACCGTTTATTTTTAGGTTAGACCATAGTTTGTTAATCTTTTGCCTTGTAAATGGCTTGTGTGGGCGCACAGCCTTGTTTCTACCCAAGTTTAATAGATTAGCATAGTTTTTATTTACATACTCCATCATAATTCCATATTTAAACATTAAGCTAATTAGAGAACGGATTTTCTTGCAGCTACTGTAGGAAAGCCCTTTTCTTTTGGTATCATCAATAATTTGCTGTAAATGATAATATTTTATGTTTTTTAATGGCATTTCATGAACTGGCAGACAATGTTTATAAGAATTTTGATAGCTATTTATGGTACTTTTGCTAGGTTGGTATTTATCTATATGAAATGGCAACCACCTGTAATAAAGTTCCGAAAATGTAATTTGATGACCATGGAGGATTTTGCTAGTATGTTTTTTATTATATTCTGCTGCATAAATTTCTGCCTCTGCTTGTGTACCAAAATAGGAAATAGGCTTTTGCTTTCCTTCTACAGAGACAAGAAAAACATAAGGTCTCCGCCTATTTCCACTTAACTTTTTAATGCTACCATATCCATTTGGTTTACGCATTTCATTCACCTCGTTAAATTGATTTTAAAATAGGAGATGATTATAACATGGCAACAAATGTTAAATATTATTGTATGGGATTCTTAGCAGATGGAACACCGTCTGTTAGAACGTTTGCAAGTACAAAAAGTATAGAGAATAAAAATGAAGATGAAAGAGATAAATATATTATAGAGTTAAAAAATAAGGTTAAAGATATGACAGATGATACACTTGAAGCTATAGAGATTATATTAGCTGCTGATTACGATTTATATGTAAATGGTGATGGTACAAATACTTATGTAAGAGATATGGAAACAGGAACACCTAAAATCTATGTTCCACCAGAGCCAACGAAAGAAGAATTACAAGCACAAGCATTATCTCAGCTAGAGAGTGAATATAATGCACAAAAAGAAGGCTTTAAAAAAGACTTAGATACAGCTAATCTAGCTGGAAATACGGAAGCCGTACAATCTATACAGCAAGAATTTATGGAATTTAATAAAGCGTATGAAGAGGCTAAAAATGAAATATTAAAGGATTGATAAAATGTATTTAGCGGCAAACGAATTTGTTATGGATATAGTAATGTGTTTTGCATTGATATGTATGTTTTCTATACCAATATATATTTTTAAATTTGTAATGAAAATATATGGATATTATATTGGACATAAGATATCCAAAGAATTAGAAAAAGATAATGATTTTTTAGATAAAGTCAAAAGATGTAAAACAGAAGATGAGGGAAAGTTGCTTATAATCCAAACGATTATGAGTGATAAATATAAAAAATATATTTAATGGAGTTGAATAAAATGGCATTTTTTGTAAAAAAAGAACGTTGTAAGTATTGTGCAGGGGAATTAGTAGATGGTAAATGCACTAATTCTAATTGCATTGCATATCAAGATATAACAAAAGAAAAAACGACAACTGAAAATAAAGAAGGTGCAGACAATGCGTAAATTATTATTAGCGTTGTGTTGCGCCTTCTTTTTATCTACAGCAACCGCAAATGCTAATCCTATTCATGACATGCAAAATAGTGTTCCTACGGATAAAGCCCTTCATTTTGCGGCTGGATATATTATTTCGGACCAGTTGCAAAGAAATGCGGGTTGTTCTGCCTTTGAAGCGTTTCTTATTACATCCGCCATAGCATGGGGAAAAGAAAAGCTAGTAGATGACCATGTGGACAATAACGATGCGTATGCCACTATGGCAGGCGGGCTGTTTTATCAGATAAATTTCTAACGAGGTAATTTATGTATGAACAGATTATAAACTTTATAAATTATTTAATTCCTACTAGATTAGAAGCATATGTTGGAGGAGGTGTTGCCTTTGTGGGTGTTTTGTTGCAGCACTTTTTAGGGCAATGGAATAATCAGATAGAAATTTTATTAATCTTTATGGTAATTGATTATGTTACTGGTCTAAGTGCTGCATATATAATGTCTAATGTTTATTTAGATAGCAGGAAAGGTTTTAAAGGCATTATAAAAAAGATAGTTATTCTTTGCTTGGTAATATTAGCACATCAAATGGATGTATTAATGGGGCAAGATGCATTAGTAAGAAATGTTGTCTTGCTCTTTTTTATTGGTAATGAAGGGTTGAGTATACTGGAAAACGCAAGTAATTGCGGATTACCTGTACCAAAGAGATTAAAAGATACGTTGGCTCAATTCACAGAAGTCAAAAATAAAAAATAAAAGGAGAAAAATAAATGCTTAAAATAATTTTAAAAAATGGAACAAGAGTATTCTGGAAAAAAGAGGAATACGATGCTTATGAATATGATGGAAAAGTATTATGTATATATAAAATGCACAAATTAGTAGGCATGTATAACGTTGACATTATAAATAATTTAATTCTCAAAGAAAATTGAATCAGAGAAAGGAAATGATTTTTTATGTTAAAAATTTTCGTTAACCCAGGACATGATATAGATTTGGACCCCGGAGCATGCGCTAATGGTTTAAGAGAAGTTGATATTGCCCTTGCAATTGGTAAGCAGCTAAAGCAAATCATGGAAGGCATTGGATATCCATGTGAAATTTTACAGTCTGACAGTTTAAATGGTGAAACGCCTAGTAAGCCTAATGTCTGTTATACGGCTAATAATAGTGGAGCTGATATATTTATATCTATCCATTGTAATTCTGCCGCCAGCGCGTCTGCTAAGGGTACAGAAACATTAATTTATAGTGCAGGAGGAGAAGCAGAACTTCTGGCTAAATGTATTCAGTCTCAAATTGTCAATTCTCTTGGTACTGTAGATAGGGGAATAAAAGAGCGTCCAGACTTGTGTGTACTTAGAAATACTTCTATGCCTGCCGTATTAGTGGAAACGGCGTTTATAAGTAATGAAGAGGATGCTTACAAATTACAGTTACGACAATATGCGTTTGCTTCAGCAATTGCTCGTGGCGTAACGGATTTTGAAAAATTATTATAAGGAGTGTATGTAATATGACTATTGAAGAAATAAAAAATAATGCTTTAGAAAACATAACAGAATTTGTAACTGATACAGCTAAAGACGCATTTACAAAATGGTTAAAAGAAAAAGCATTGCCAACTGTTCGAGAAGTATTAGAGGCGTTCATCACAGAGCTTAAAAATTCAGCTGCTAATGAGAATGGTTGGAATAAATTCCGAGACGCTATCTTTTTACCAGTTATAATTACTGGTAGTTTATGGCTGGCAGAAAAAATTTTAGATAAATTGATTAGTGATGAAATAACAACTGAATAATACTATATATTGATTTCATATATTATGGTCAAAAATTTTTATACTATATATTGTGGTGTCAGAAAGAAGGTGATGCCATTGTGCTAATTTATGAATAGCAGTAGATAGTAGGTAGTATTTTATATATGTTTCTTTAATGTGCTTAAAAGCCCTTATTATTTAGATTAATATCTAAATAATAAGGGCTTTTTGACTAATAATATAAGTAATAAAATTTTTGTTGCCATTTTGTTGCCATTTTGTTGCCATTTTGTTGCCATTTTATTTTCAATTACATAAAAATAACGATTAATAGCAAGTATAACAAAATAAAAAACCTTGTAAAATAAGGCTATGCAAACATAACATAAATAATATTTTATAAATTTTTATTTTGGCGCGGAATATGGGACACGACGGCACACTCACTGCTGGAGCAGTCATGGTAACAACCCTCGGAAGCGCGTTTTCATTGACTTTCTGGCTTTATATATTAAAGTGTATGGATTTAGTATGAAATAGATAAAAAAGGCATTTCTTGCCATTTTATTGCCATGATTAATTATTATTGCAAAATCTATACAATATGCTATACTAAATATAGGCAAAACATGATAAATTGTTATATGGACACCAAAACCCCATGAAGCTAGCACCTTCATGGGGTTTTACATAAGTGTTTATTATATTTTTTAGATTTAAGACATCAGTTTAGGTTAATATTAAATAATAGTTTTTATAAAAAGAAACATTGACTTATAGTAGTTATTTGATATAATGAAAATATAAAGTCAACTTGTGATGGATAAGGCTGGGTTCCTGAATAGGAGTAGGCATTTGCTTAGAATTTCCTTTGC